ACCTAAAGATGCAGAACTTGTAAATAATGCAATCTTAAAAGTATGTCCTCCAGAAGATTCAAAACTGTGTTTACCTTGTAAAAGCTCTTGTTTAAAGCTTGAACATATTGCTGATGATATTGCCATAATTTTCTCCTACGGGTTTGCTGAGTTTACTGGTATTCGAACAGTGCCATCTGTATAGTCATCTCTTCGTCTTCTACCGACTTGCTCATTAGCAAACTTTTGTACTTCTTGTTTATATTTATTTTCATATAAAGTCAACATGTCTATAGGGCCTTTTAAAAAGCCATATGCTTCTGATAAACAACAATATAATAACCCGTTTGGAAAGTTTAAACTTATATAGTTAGTGTCATTATTCTCTAATAATGCAGGCATTGCATTAAAATGTACTCTAAATCTATATGTTGTATTAGGCACTGGAGCTACAAATATTCTTCCTGATGTGGTATCAGATTCTCCTGTAGCACCACCAAACATTGCATAATACTTAGGTTGACCTTGAGCAGCGGAGGTTCCAGTCACATCCTGATACTCTTGTAAATAAGTTAAATCCTTTTTTTCTAGCCATCTGTTAGCTCCTGTAATAGCAGATCCTGCTGTATCGTAAACTTGTATGCCTCTTATAAATACAGCCCCTGCAGGACAGTTTATAGATTCTTGTCCAGCAACAAAATTACCTAATTGTTGTTTTCTATCTGCATCAATAGGCACATCTCTAAAAATTCTATATTGTGCGTTTAAAATTATATTTTCTAAAACAGAATCTGATAAAACATTTGAATCTGTTTCTGTATAACTTCTTATTTGAGTTTTTAATCCTGATGCACTTAACCCAGCCATTACTTAACTATCTCCAAACATAAAGGACATGTTTTTCTAAATCTTTTGTGACCAGAACAATGTTCAGCTTTCACAGCTTCTTCATTCTCATATACTGGAGTTTCTGGTTCTGCAGGTTTTAAATATAATTCTTCGTGTGGATCAATGTCTTCTGGACATGCACATTGTTTAATTCCAAATAAACCACAAATAAAATTTTTAATATGTTTTATCATGCCGTTACTGTTACAGGTCCTGCTGATGCAGAACCGCCTCCTCCTGTTTCAGTTATACTAGATGTTGTGGCTGTTGCAAAGGTATATTTATCGTCATTTACTTTGGTAATTAAATAACCCGCAGCTAGATTTATTGTTGCTGCAGCCACTCCTCCAACAACAGTTGCGTCTCTAAATCTAACTCTATCATTTGTTGATCTACCATGATCAGGTTCATTAACACTAATTGTTGCTGATCCATTTGTTGTTGTAAATGCGTTTAATGGTAATAATCTAGGAACAGCTGTCTCTATTCTATCAGGTCTAACATTACGTAAAGATATAGAATCTCCGTTCATTGGTTTTGGTTCTAATTGTGGTTGTTTTGGTTCAAACTCAGATACATGCACAAATGATCCGTTCCATTCTCTAACCATTTCTTTATATGGAAACTCCATACCAGATCTATCCGATATTGCTCTTGCATATTTTCCTGTTGCGTACTTTGCCATTATTTTCTACCTTTTGTAAATATTTTATAAGACTGTTTTACAGCGTCTTCATCTAAAGGTTTATTTTTATATTTATCTAAAAGTTTTTTATGTTTTTCTATGGTTTCTTTAAATTCAGGAGTTATTTTTTTTAAATTTTTAACAATTTTTGCTCCTCCTTTAACAAACGTACCTGCAAAAAATTTTTTTCTCATTATACTCCTGGGTAATAAGCTTTTGGTGTTATGTGTGTGCTAGAAGCAGAACCATCTTCTGCTAATGCTCTTGCCAACTCA